ACATAGTCAGCAACGCCAGAGCCAAGAATACCGTCATACTGAGCGGTATTATTGCCGTTCAATATTCCTGCATCTTCAAACCTTCCGGCGGCCTCGCCAAATATTTGAGACAACATAGCCGGCAAGTTGATGGCACTATCATCCAGAAGCTCGCGAGTAACCTTGATCAGTCCTCCACTCTTCTCGATAGAAAATGCCACCTGGCCAACGGTTGGAGTCTGGTCGGAAAATGCTGCTTCTTCAGCAATAGCACCCCAAGATGCGGATGCCAAAGATGGGACATATCCATCCTTACTTGCAACCCTGTAGACTGTGCTAATGGGTCGCAACTGGGAACCTGGTACACCACTATCGTGAATCACATTTGCAATGAAGGCTTCAGGAACAAAATATCCTCCCTCGGCATCAGTATCCTCTTGCATCGCCTTCACTTCATCAGGTGTAGCAGTTTTCCAGAAAATATCCTCAGACGGAGATCGCATCCACTTTGTGAATGTATCGGTTTGAACCTTCGCAATCTCTTTAAGGTTATCTCCCATTTGTTCCTGCACCCATAATGGTTGAGCGTGAGCAGGTAGACCTTTCACCCAGGTTGCCGGTTTGTAATTACCCTTAATCTTGGCGGTTGTGTCGTTGGGGTCATATTTCGCAACATCTGTTGACGCAACCGGAACGGTGTTCAAAGGTTTACTAAGATCGCCTTTTAACGCCTTCAATTCCTTTTGAGCCTCATCAATTTCATTAGCCTTCGCCATTTTGGATCGAGCGTCATTAATCATGTTGTTGAATTGTTCAACATCACCTTCTTGGAGTACGGTTTCTGCTTTGGCAACCAAAGCCTCTGCCTCACCCCTCATTTCTGCCGTGGTCATATAAGACCTCCTATTTTTTGGGCTTCTTTCTCTTGTACTTTTTCAATTCAAGTTGTGTCTTAATTAACAACAACTTAGCCTTCGCAAGTTCCGTGTCGGAGGCAGAAAAATCCGTGTCCAAGGCGGTATCTTGCGGTTCGGTTTCCATGGGTATTTCGGTCTTGGCTGATATGGTTGCGGTATCAGGGGATGCACCTCTAATAACTGAGGACACCTCTACTAAATCAGCCTCATTAATAACTCTTACAGTCGCATCACCGATTCTTTTAAGTTCAGCACCGGTGTCCGGTATGTTGAACCCAATAGAATATTGATTGACGTAACCCCCCTTGATATTGGAAAAAGCATCGCGACCTCTTTCCGTTTCAAGGTTCACTTTTAGTTTTGCCAATAACTGGTATTGATCACCGTCCATATACTTAGGACTAAGGGACAGAACTTTTCCTATAATCTGCGACTGGTCATGCCCCTGTAAGAACGGAATAATGTCATTCTTGGATATAGACTTATCAAAGGCCGTTGGCTCAATAATGTCGTTGTCACTATCAACAACACCCATTGAATTCACATAAGCCTCTATAATCCCTTCATCTTCGTCTAAGACTTTCACATCGGTTGTAAATTCTTTTGAAATCAAACTAGAGCCTCCTCTGTGTCTGGTTGGTAATTTCTGTCCATTGGTTGCCAAGAAAGAGTTCCGTTTGGGTGATCGTTTATATTCATGGCATCTTCAACGTGGTAAACCTGTCCATCCCTCTCGATACATGTGCGTCCATATGGATCACCAGGGTCTACATAATTGTCGTTTTCACCACCGTCCGGATCAGTTGCCATAAGGTAGTCAAAACCCTGTTCGTTAAAGAACCCAATTGAGGTCTGATTCTGTGTTCTCATGACCTCAGTTCTTGCTATAAGTTTTGATCTTGCCTGTGTTTCTCCCAGGGTGGCACGCAAACCACGGAAGTTGTCTCTTGGAACACCCCTGGCTAACATCTCTGTTGAGTACCCACGCTCCAACGCTGTTTCTACAGATTGCTTAACGATGTTTCGTGTGGTTCCGTGGATTATGGTTGCCTGTGCAGTTGCTTGAGTTAACACCCTTTGAACACTTGGAATCTTGTCTGTCCACTCAATAACACCGGCAATCCCAGAGGCGTTGATCTTACCGAAGGTTCTTCTTGATACATCTACATAAGAGGCACGCAGAATGTTGGACAGTTCTCCCAGTTCCGCATCCGGTACAAGGTCGCCCCAATCAAATGGAAAAGCCTTGCTTTCTAGGGTTACGCCCCTTTCCATATACCGTCCCAGTACACCATCTGCTCGGTTCTGGACTCTTTTAAAATACCTGGTTAAATTTCTGTCTAATTCCTCAACCAGTTCCGCACGATCTTTCAACAGTTCGTTTCGTAGTTTGATCGAACCTCTTTGCCTGTTTGCTTTTTTTAACTGGGGTGACGGACTTGTTAATTGTTCCGGTGGTGCCGGTTGGTCAATAGACATGTCCTCAATTATGTTTATTGGAATCCTTCTTACTTCACCGGTTTCAACGATGTCCTGACCCACCATTTCCCTTGCCTCATTCAAGGTGATAATTCCTGAGTTAAACAAGGTTGTTGCCCTGGTGGTTATGCTGTCTTTATCGTCAAGAAAACTTCTCATCTCAGAAAGATCAACCATAACCTCGCCATCGTTTGGAAATTCCATAGCAAGACAGTAGTTAAGAAAACGAACAACCATATTTATCAACGGTTCAAGGGTTTCTGAATGAAATGAAAATCGGGCTTCCCTGTAGTTAGAGAAGGTGGAGCGTTGTAACCCCACGTTAGCCGATACCAATATAGGGGGAACACCCAGTACAGCACATATTCTGGATTCTGTTTCATTACGTATATCAGTCAATCCCATGTCGGCCGGTGCCGATGCCATAGGTTGGTAATCTGCGTCTGAATCTAGAACCGCCACCTGGTGCATGTTGTTTGAGCCACCAAAAGTTGAACGCCATTGGGAACGGATACGCCCTGCCTCTTCAGAGTTAGTTAACCTTCTTTTGATCTTTAATAACCCTGATGGAACACCGGCATTAGCAAAATATGTCTTGCTGAAGTCTGTAATAAGACTGTCTACATTAATAATTTTAGCCAGTACATGAAGGGGTGAAAGCCCATATACATCACCGGAAGGGTTAGGGAGTGCAAGGTGTCCAACATCAGTTGAATCTAATTTGTATTGATGACCATCTATTTCATAACTGTATTCAGAGACACCTCTGTCCCTAGGGATTATAGAAACCCTGTCCGGCCTTAATAACCATAATGCGATTACCTGGTTGCCCTGGTTTCTTTCCTTGTACACATAACAGTTTCCCGAAACCTGTAGATATGTGACTGCCCTTTCAATCCATGAGTACCAATCATATTCGGGGTTGGGATACTTTATTAATGTAGCAAGGGGCGTATCAGTAAGTTCAAAGACTCCACCTTCGTCCCTGGTGCCAACATACCACCTAGCGTTAGAAACACCGGAGGAAAGTTCCCTTATACATGCGTGAACAATTTCGTTTCTTCCATAACCCTGGGACGCAAAGTTTTCGTAATTATCTTCAGGGTAGACAATGCGACTGAGGTCAGATACCAGGGGAACAGTGGAAGATATTGCCCCATCATTCTGCTTTCTAAAGAAATCAAAAAAAGCCAAGTTGTTTTTTGACTTGAGGGTACTTGCCTAGACCACCAACAGGGTTCAAAACCGGCTA